TTGTTATTTTTATTTTAGTTCATAAGTGAAAGTAAAATTAATATTTTTTTACTCAATGTCTTGCACGCCACTGATATAGTTGTCCTCAATGACGGTAAGGAGTGAGAGCATAGTCAGTCCACAGCGTGAATTAATCTCCCCTTCTTGTTGATACCCATCGTGCACTTCTTTGAATGCATATTTGGTATACTTGTTAAGCTCTGTATCTGAGACTTCGAAGCTAGGTTGGTACAATTTGGACATTCTGACTTCAAGGAATGCTTCCAACAGTCTGCTGATTTTTTCAGATTTCACGCCGTTATAGATGGCTTACGCATGTATAAATGGGTATTTATGTATAAGATCGTTGGCTCCAGAATAATACTATTTAGTGTTAACCAACTTATTGACGTCTCGCACCATATACATTCCAGGGAAGACCCACTTAGAACAAAAAATGAAGTTATCATAATATGATATGCAAACTTCCTTTATGCACTATCCAATACCTCTTATCCCATCTTTGGTTAATGATGTACATTCAAAGATGGAATTCGAGATATCTATGCTAGACCACATAACCAAATCATCTCCTGCTGCTATAGTGCATACTCGGTCATCGCACCACGGACTTTAGACTCCGGCCATGAAAGCGTACATGTATCCGTAGAGTAAAGAAGCGATTGTATTACGAACTGTCGTATATGGATCGCCGCTAAAAGTGCAACCGTCTATACGAAGGTATAGATAATCGTTCCAAGGATGGGAGCACTATTTATTAGGATAGTTGGTCGCGAACATTTTTAAAATGTCTAGAGGCCAAGGGTCCGAATTAACCCCAGGTAGGCATATAAACATGGTGTTAGTGTGATCTTTAACATCCTTGAGCCATGATTCTACTAGATTCTTAACATCAGTGTTTTGTCTCTAAAAGAATCTATTGTTAATTAACTCTCTGTGGAAGAGCTTAGCATATATGTCGTACAGGCGATCATCAACAATGCGCATAATCTCTACGTGCTATGTTGATTCGAAGGCTGAACCATCCATCGAGTACGACTTCCAAGTTTAGTCTACTTTGTCGGAAAGAAGTTAAGTAAGGTCTTCTTTGCTCATTGCTTGGATGTATCCTGGACAGTGCCTACGCAGACCCTCGTGGATTGGTCCTTAAAGATATGTAGAGGCGCCGTGTTTCTGCCACGAACCTATCATTATATTACGTGGACGATCATCTCCTGGCATATTGCGTTGACCCTCCATGTCTATATCCGTAAAATAAACTTCGCCGGATTTCACCATGGTCTCGTAGCATCCATGTTTGACAGTGCTCGACTAGAGTTCTTTAATAATAGTCTAATAGTACTACTATTTTTTGAGGATCGGATACTCTCTAGTTTATAACCATTATAGTGGATCTAGCTCCCTGATAGTTTGGGCTAAGAGGGAGTCGCTCATTAACTTAGGCTCTAATTGAGTAAAGAAACGGTCGGCTAGTTTGTCGGAGATCTCTAGGTATTACGGGTCTGGCCTGAGGGTGGGCTTGAGAAACCGCTGATATAATGCATATGTCTAGTTGACGAGACTCTTGCTGCTGAACTCATATGGTTTGGCTGTAGTGTGCCAACCGGAAAGAGTGCTTTTAGCGTATGGGTCAAAATCGTACAAGAACTTCTTAGTTCTATTAATAGATTTTCCTTTATTGACCTAATAGTATGACTATAATTATGGGAGTTGTTTATTATAGTATGCATGATCCTCGCTAGACATGAGGTGTGAGGGTATGGGGACGAAGCCCGGATTCTCCTTCTCAAAATAGTAGTAATGATCTAGGGGTTCATTCTACATGAGTTAGTCTTGGAGAGAGATACCGACTTTTTATGCTTTAAGTTCTAGAGGGTCATCATTGCCTCTATCTTTATGCTGCATAATTGTATGCTACAGTGGGTCGTTATAATAAGCTAAAATATCCCCTTTCATACCATCTATAAAGTTAACCTAGTCAACTTTAACAGGTGAGTTGACTTTCTTGCTAGTGTATATCTCGTACGTCCTGACGAATGGTATAGTTACGTCACACTTGGTGGTAGCCGTTGAGACGGTTGTATGGTTGACGTTCGTGTGGTATCCCAGAAGTATGGATACTACTGCTAGACGATTTCTCTAGCTTCATCAACGTTGGCGATCCTCTTAATCGCTTCTTTAACTGCTGGCAGGTATCTCTGAACCTTACTAAAGACAGAGCTGTAGAATGGGGCAGAATCTTAGTGTATGCCATCCTAATCCTCTGGCTACTCTTAATTGACTAGGGAAGAGAATGTGGGTCTAGAATATTTCAATTCTAGTTGTATAGGCTATCTATATGGCCAACGAGCCGATATATCGTTGATGAGTCCAATTTTCCCATTATTAATGGAGTTGAAGTAGTTGCCCAACCATGTCTACTAGGCGTAGATGACATTCATTCTCGGGAATGTAGGAACATGAAAGGGCAATTTGTCACCCGATGTATAGAGGAAGGATCCTTGAGAACTACGAATCCACCCGAGCGTTATGCTTGCATCTACATACTAGCTATCGATCTCAACTAGATTATGTTCATATGATCTTTACTATCCTCTAACGGTCATATTAATGAACAGCGTTCCGTCTTGTTTCTAACTGACGTTGACTGTACCTTCGTCGCATGGAAGTTCGTATTTACCTCTGCGTTAAAAGAAGAAGAAGCCATTGAAAAACACTGTCGTGTCATAATTAATCACATCTTGATTGAAATAATAATGACAATCGTTCATGATAGTGACTACTGGAAGATTCTTGCAGTCCTCAGGGATATGGAAGTCTTGTAATCTGACTTTCTAGATGTCTCTGAAACGATCACATGTAGTATAATTATTCGACGAACTGGCATTATAGTGAACGTCATACCTAGAGAGTTCGGGTCTCAAAGGTATAAAAACGCAATCTGCGGTGGTAGATTTGAGCATTTTTTGCATTTAAACGTACTTGCTACCAACATC